CTCGGAGCGGCGGGCCGCGTTGCCCAGGCGCCGCGGGATGTCCGCGAACGCGTCCAGGTCGTCGTTGACGAGCGTCTCCCATGACAGTGGGATGCGCCGCCCGAACTTGCGGACCGCGTACTCGTACGCGTCGTCGGTGAGGGACGCCGCCGGGTACTCGGACTGCTCGCCGACCTCTTCGAGGACCGATTCGCCGCCGTCGAGCGTGAAGCGCTTGACGGTCCGGAAGTCCCGGACGCGGCCGGCGCGGGCGATCCGGTCCCACTGGACGGGGGCCTGCTGGTAGGCCGCGAGCATCTGCCGGTCGATGATGTCGCCGAACAACATCGAGAAGTCCGAGGTGGTCATGGACTCCTGGAAGTCCAGGGCGGCCCGACGCGACCCCTGGAGGACGTTCTTGTAGAGGTCCAGGGCCTCCGAGAACGCCTTCTGGTAGGTCGGGTTGGCGTTGGCGCGGCGCGCGCGGGCCTTCTGAGACACCGAGGTGCCCTCACCCGCGTACAGCGCACTGGTCGAGGCGTTCTGGCGAGAGAAGCGCCCCACCTCTTCGAGCTGGTCAGTTCGTGCCATGGTGGCGCTCCTAGTATCCGATCTTGACGTCGATGGGGGTGGAGGCGGCGTTGGCGACCGCGCCGAGCGCGTAGCCGAACCGGACCCCGGTGTTGGTGTTGGACAGGGCCCCGGTGGTGGTGTTGATGTAGACGAGGTCGCCGTAGGCGATCGCGCCGGCGGCACCGGTGACGGTGAACTCGTAGACGCCGTTGGTCTTGACCGTCACCTGGTCGGTGCCGGTCGAGTCGGTCTGCGGGTCGGTGAGAGCGACGGCGGGCATCTGCCCGATGACGACCGCTGCGCCGGAGGTGACCGTGGCCGGGGCGTCGACGGTGGTTTCGGGGACGGTGAACTGGTCGCCGTGGTTGAACTTCTGGTTGAGCGCCATGACTATCGGCCCTTCGCTGCGAGCTTGGCGGTGTCTGCGGGGAGGCCCAGCGCCTCGAAGTCGGCGGCGATCTGGGCTTCGTAGTCCGCTTCGGACAGGCCGACGACGTCGGAGCCGCCGAGCCCGGACGGGCGGCCGACGCCCTGGGATTCCAGGACCGCCGCGGCGTACCCGGCTTCGGCCTTGATCGCCGAGGCGACAACCGCGTCGAGCGCTTCGGCGTTGACCTGGCCGTCGTCGGTGAACGGGACGTTGCCGCGGACGCGGTCGTGGACGCGCGGCGCGATCGAGGCGAACATCGACTCGGGGATCCCGGACGCGTTCTCCTCCAGGGCCTTGTCGACCGCGAGGCGGCCGGCCTCGTTGCCTTCGAGCTCGCGGGCGCGGGCCACGGCCTCCTTCATGCGGGCCTCGGCGGTGCGCTGCGCGGACTGCGCATCCGACAGCGCCTCGGTCAGCGAGGTGCAGCGGGCACGGAACGAGTCGCGTTCGGCCGCGACGACCGCGACCTCTTCGGCGACGGGGGTGCCGTTCTGGTTCCCCGCCTGGTTGGGCTGTGCGCCCTCAGCAGTGGTAGAGCCACTCATCGTGGACACTCCTTCTTGGATTGGGTGGATTGCGGTCGGCGGGGAGCCGTCCGCGCTGGCCGTCACCGACGTGGTCGGCGAGTTCTTGAGCGCCTGGTCGGCGCGGTCGAGTTCGGCGGCCACCTCGGTGACCGGCAGCCGTGCGGGCGCGGTGAACGCCGCGGCTTCCTCGGCGGGGGTGTCGACGGGGACGTACGTGGTGCGGCGGGCGACCTCGACTGGTTCGCCGGTGAGCGCGATGCCGTTCTCGTCGGTGTAGGACTGGCGCCACGTCTTGGCGTCGTCGGAGTAGATGACGAGGTGCTCGTCGGGGTCGAAGTCCCGGACCCACACCGTGGGGTAGTCCTCGTCGGTGTCGCCGTGGGTGGCCACGACCGCGCGCTGCAGGCGGGCGCGGGTGTCGTCGGCCAGCGCCTCATCGGCGGCGATCTCGCCGTCGGGGGCGTCGTCCCAGGGTCCGCGCTGGAACAGCTGCGGCGCGTCCGCTTCGACTCGGGCGGTCCAGGCTTGGAGTCCGTCGCCGATCGCTGAGGACAGGGTGATGCGTTCTTCGCGGGTCAGGCGGCCGTCGCCGTACATGTCGTCAGCGAGCTGCGTGAGCGCGAGGTGGAGACGGGATTCGAGCCAGGTGCCGACTGAGCGGCCTTCGGCGACGGTGCCGTGCTGCAGGGACTCGAGGACGGCGAGGATCGCGCCGCCGGCGGCGGGCCGGGTTACGAAGTCGACGGAGCGGCCCTGCTCGATCGTGTTGACGATGTTGCCCCTGCGGCCTTCCCTTTCGCCGTGCTCGGCGGTGACGTAGGCGCGGATGGACATGCCGATCGTGTCGGCCATGTCAGTCAGGGCCTCACGCCATGGCGCGAACAGGCGGACTTCGGCGACGAGGGACTTCGAGGTCTCGTCCCAGCGGGCGTCCTCGTCGAGGACGGCGGCAAGGTTCTTGACCGACCCGGCGGGGCGCTCATAGTCCTCGTCTTCGGTGGCGTGGTCGATGAACGCCTGAGTGCCCGCCGGCCAGGCGGCGGCGCCGTCCCTCTTGAGGACTTCGGCGGGGTAGTAGTTGCCATTAAGTGACCACCCGGCCTGGATGAGGCGGATGAGCATCCGGCCGGGCTTCTGGCTGGCTTCGGCGACGCCGGCTTCGGCAACGGCTTCACGCTCGGGTGCGGCCACGGATTCGGCAACGCGGCGGGGCTGGATTCGGGTTCGCTTACGCGACACGGTGAACCTCCTGTGACTGGCTACGGTCGGCGAGCACACGGAGGCCCCGCACCGTCGTGGGTTGGTTGGAGCGGCGCCATTGGGGGGTGTCGCGCCAGGTGGCGAGCTGGTCCCACGTGACGGATCCGGACCGGTACAGCTCGAGACGGGAGGGGCCGAACACCTGCAGCTGGTCGGCGGCCGAGAGCTTGTTGAACGTCTTCTCGCCGTTGGGGAGGAGGCTCGGGGGCTCGGGGGCGGTGATCCCGAGTTCAGCCCAGGACGCGAGTTTCGGCAGGCGCGTGCACCGGCCACGGGGGTGGTCGTCGGGGCCGGGCTCGGTCACGGCGTAGGTGCGGCCGTGCCGTGACCAGCAGGCCGGGCAGGTGCGGGAGTCGAGGCGGGCGTACCACTGCCATGCGGTAACGAGGTCGGCGTTGGCGCGGTGCGTGTACGCGGAGGCGGCCCGGTAGGCGTCGAGCATCTCCGTGCGGCTGATCGTCAGGGCTCTCGTGAGGCCGCCGTTGAACGCGCCCTCAACCCTGTTGACCATGTCGCGGGCGACGGGGATCGGGTTGTCGCCGACGATGATCCCCTCGATCAACGCGGCGCGCATGGCGGCGACGGCTTCGTCAGAGAGCGGGAGCGTGTCGGCGTGGATCTGCCCGGCGGCGCGGGCGATGATCGCGGCCAGCGCGGAGGGTTCGATCCGGCCGGCGACGATCCCGGCAACGATGGCGGGGCCGAGCAGGTCGGCGGCCGTAGGTGGGGGGACCATGCCGCCGTCGGTCACATCAGGCTCGTCGGCTTCGGCAAGGCGGCGTCTGATGTGCTCGGCCAGCGCCTCGGACTTGGTCTCGGGCGCTTGGGAGCCGATGATCCTCGGTTCGAGCTCAGCATCGACCTCGACGACGCGGGCCGCGGCAGCGCTGGCGGTCGTGTCCAAGTCGGCGGCAAGGCGCGTGAGCGCTTCACCGGAGGCGAAGAGCGCGTTCATCGCGGTCTCGTTGCGGGCGATCTGGTGAACTGTCGGCCAGCGCCCGTCTTTCACCGCGAGCGCGGCGAGCTGGGTGGCGGCCCGCTCCCAAGCAGGAGCGAGACGATCCCAGGCCTTCACCCACTGGGCGGTGAGGTGCCGGTCGGCGGAGTCGGCTTCCGTACCAATGTCGGCGCGGAGGCGGCGGGTAAGCGCGAGGGTCGAGCGGGTGACGGCCATCGCCTACCCGTCCTCGTCCTCGTCCTCCTCATCGGAGGCCGGATCCTCCTCGGTGTCCTCGCCGTCAGGAGGATCGTCGTCTTCCATTGGTCCTGGCCCGACCTGGGTGGGGTCTTCGCCGCGACGTGCGAGCGCCGCGGCTTCAGCACCAGCGCCGAGCGGTGGGCCCTTCGGCCACTGGAACTCGCCGGTGTCGTCGTCCAGCATCTGCTCGACAAGGTCCTCGACATCACGAACCCCGAGCGCGGTGAGGACCATGCGCAGGGTCTGCTCAGGCGGGATCGTCCCCGTCGAGTTGGCCTCGACGATCGCCTTGACGATCACGCCAACATCGGTGTCGGTCAGGTCGGGCCATTCGATGTCGACGACGGTGGACGTGTCGCCGGTGAGGGTGACGGTCTCCAACGTGGTGTACGGGTCCCGGGTGATTGAACCCTGCAGGGGCCCGGCAGGGGCGCGGACGGCTTCGGTGATGACGTAGTCGAAGATCCGCCGGAACATCGCCGCATGCAGCTGGCGGCGCTGGCCCATCTCGAGTTCGGTGGGCTGGTCGAGGGTCTCAGCGGTCGCTCGGGCGCCGGTGGTGCCGGGGTCGCCCAGCAGCATGGTGACGGGGACACCGAGGGCGGCGGCGACCATCGCGGCAAGGGGCCGGCCGGAGTCCGCATCAATGGTGGCGCCGGATTTGGGGATGGCTTCGAGGACGGCGTCCATCGGGGTGACGGCGGTGGCGCCGGCGTCGAGGGCGCGCCCGGTAGCCTGATCGCGCGGCGGGGCCGCACTCAAGGCAGCGCGGGCTTGCGCCCGTGCGGAGCCTTTCGAGGTCATGCGGAACGCGAACCGGGACAAGGCCTTGACCACGGTGGCCCAGTCCTCGAGGAAGATCTTGTACGCCCGCGACCAGTCGATCGCCGCGTACGCGTCGGGGACGCCGCGGTCCCAGTCGGAGGGCTTGTTGACCGCTTCGTGGTAGACAGGGGCGTCCCAGCGGACCGGGAGGTTCGCGTACGTGCCGCGTCTCGTGGCGGGCCGGTAGTCGATCGAGGGGTACAGCTCGTTACGGACCTCGGTGACCTGCGAACCGTCCGAGAGGGGCGTAACCTGCGTCCATCGGCGGTGATAGAACCACGGCTCGGACGCGTCTTCAGGGTTGGAGTAGATCTGGTAGATCTCGTCGCACGGGAGCGTCCGGACTTGGACGCGGCCGGTGCGGGGGTTGGTGAACGCGGCGATGTACTTCTCGCCGTCGTAGTACAAGGCGTGTTCGAGTTCGTTCTGCGCCTGCGCCGAGGTCAGCACCCTTTGGTTGCCGGGGTCGTTCATGAACGCCTCGACGACTTTCTGGACGTCCTGCTCGCCGCGGCGTTTCCCGTTGGCGCGGGCGGTGATCTGCACACCCTGGCCCCACACGTACGCGCTGCGGAGTGCGGCGCCGCGCTTGATCAGCGGGTTCTTGATCGTGTACAAGCGGCAGATCATGCGGATCTGCCGCATCCCCTCAGGGGAGAACTCCTGCTCCGCGGCGGCGGCGAACCGGATCCACTCAGGGTCGTGCAGCTGCCGTTCAAGGTCGGCGTACGACTCCTGCAGGAGCTCCACCGTGTT